GCGGCAGCAACCGCAACGGCTGCACAACTCCAAAATGGTCTGTTTCCTTTTGACGGCACCGCTGGCAACCTTACATTGCCAACAGTTGCTGATTTAGAAGCAGGCATGCCTAGCGCACAAAAAGTCAATTCTGCATTTGACTTCTTTGTGATTAACCTCGACGCAGCCGACGCCGTCACTTTGGCTGTTGGCACTGGTTGGTCTATTGTTGGTGTGGCGGCTGTAGCTGCTGTAACTTCAGCTCATTTCCGTGCGCGTAAGACTAGCGACACGACTTGGACTGCATACCGCATTAGCTAAATTAAAGAGGGCGCTTCGGCGCCTTCTTTTAACAAGGAAAAATTATGCCTAATACTAAACCTATTGGCGTAGCTTTTGCAGATCCAGAGCTTGTTGCTGGCACTACAATTGCAGGCGCTACTATTACTGGTTCTACCGTTAGTGGTACGTTTACTTCAACTGCAACAACTGATGCTGTTGTGGCTAACGCTACTGCTGGTTTGTACTTTTTGAGTACTGCTATCACAGCCAACTCAACTACCACGGCAGCCCCAAAAGGGTCAATTGGTACGACTTCAAATGCAACTGGTGCAGGAAAGATGTTTATTTCTGATGGCACTAAGTGGCAATTTGCTGCTATTACTTAATAGGGCGGGGGCTATAAACCCCCGTTTCAACTTATGATTATTTATCTACAACACCCCCAGCACGGTCAAAAGGTCGCCACTTCCGATATGGAAGCCGAATATGATGAAACAAATGGCTGGGTGCGGTACAATCCCGATACGCCTGAAGTTGAAGTAGCGGAGCCAGTTAATACGCTAAAACGTCGTCGTAAAACTACGGAGTAAACATGGCCACAACAGCCAATGACCAGATCAACGGCGCTTTGCGCTTACTCGGCGTGTTGGCTGAAGGTGAAACTCCGTCAGCAGCGACATCGCAAGACGCCCTTGTTGCGCTGAATCAAATGATCGACAGTTGGAATACTGAGCGTTTAGCTGTATTCTCGACCCAAGACCAAGTGTTTAGTTGGCCTCCAGGCTTCTACGAACGCACACTGGGACCCACAGGTAACTTTGTGGGCAACCGCCCGATCTTGGTCGAAGACTCCACATACTTTAAAGATCCTGCGTCTGGTATCTCCTACGGTCTTAAACTGATCAATCAGCAGCAATACAACGGTATTGCGGTCAAGACCGTGACCTCGACCTACCCGCAGGTCATGTGGGTCAACATGACTTACCCAGACATTACAATGACGATCTATCCAGTGCCTACCAAGGTGCTGGAGTTCCACATTGTGTCGGTAGAAGAGCTAACGAACCCTGCTAACCTATCGACAAACCTAGCGTTCCCCCCAGGCTATCTGCGGGCGTTTCGCTACTGCTTGGCGTGTGAGTTAGCCCCTGAGTTTGGTGTTGAGCCATCGCCCACAGTCATGCGGGTTGCAATGACCTCTAAGCGTAACTTAAAGCGCATCAACAACCCAGATGACATTATGTCAATTCCTTATTCGATTGTTGGCACTCGTCAGCGCTTTAACATCTTTGCGGGTAATTTCTAGGATTAATTATGGCAAACGTAACCATACCCCAATTACCAGCAGCCACCACTTCGGCTGGAACTGACCTATTGCCTGTAGAGCAAAGCGGCGTTACTAAACAAATGAGCAATGCAATTTTGTTTACTAATGCTACGTTAACTACACCTATTCTTGGAACACCCCAATCAGGAACATTAACAAGCTGTACGGGTCTACCCGTATCTACAGGCATTAGTGGTCTTGGCACAGGCGTAGCTACATTTTTAACTACACCGTCATCAGCTAATTTAGCAACCGCTGTAACTGGCGAAACCGGCTCAGGTGCATTAGTTTTTGCAACTAGCCCGACTTTGGTAACACCTGTGTTGGGTGTGGCTACGGCTACTTCAGTTGCAACTGGACCTATATTTGGGACAATTCAATCTTTATCAGGTCCTGGTGCGGTAAATATTACCACTTTGACTACTGCGTTTACTTCTACAGGTACAGGCGATGCACTGACGCTTGCAGATGGCGCACAAGGCCAACTCAAGACAATTATCTACGTTGCAGAAGCTGCTGGTGGTGATACTGGTGTTTTGACGCCAACCAACCTTGGCAGCGCAACTACTATTACGTTTAATGACGTTGGTGACTCGGTGATTCTCCAGTTTGCTGGTACTGATTGGTGGGTTGTTGGATTCCGTGGTGCTGTGGTTGCTTAACGTATGAAAACACCAATCTTAGGATCGGCGTATGTAGCCCGCAGCGTTAATGCGGCGGATAACCGCATGGTTAACCTGTTCCCAGAAGTCATCCCAGAGGGTGGCAAAGAGCCAGCGTTTCTGAACCGTGCGCCTGGGCTAAAGTTCTTAGCCACAATAGGCAACGGCCCCGTGCGTGGGCTGTGGGTTCTAAAGGCTGACCCAACACGCGCTTTTGTCGTGTCGGGCAATCAATTCTTTGAGATCAATAGCAGCTACACCGCAACTCTGCGTGGTACCGTAGGTGGTACGGGTCCAGTGTCAATGGTCGATAACGGCACTCAGATTTTTATTGCCACAAACCCTAATGGCTATATCTTTAACACGTCTACAAACGTGTTTGCTCAGATTACTGACCCAGACTTCCCTGGTGCTGTGACGGTAGCGTACCTTGATGGCTACTTTATTTTTAACCCGCCTAACTCGCAAAGGTTTTATTTAACCGCGCTGTTAGATGGCACCTCGGTTGATCCGCTAGACTTTGCAAGTGCTGAAGGCTCGTCTGACGGGCTAGTCGCACTCATTGTCGATCACCGCGAACTGTGGCTCTTTGGTACAGACTCAATTGAGGTCTGGTATGACGCAGGGCTGTCTGACTTCCCCTTTGTACGCATTCAGGGCGCGTTTAACGAGCTAGGATGCGCTGCCCCATACTCTGTTGCCAAGTTGGATAACGGGCTGTTCTGGCTCGGTTCTGACGCCCGTGGTAAGGGTATTGTCTACCGTGCTGAAGGCTACACCGGAAAACGCATGAGTACCCACGCAGTTGAGTGGCAGATCCAGCAGTACGGCGACATCTCGGATGCCATTGGCTACACCTATCAGCAAGACGGTCACGCTTTCTACGTCCTGATCTTCCCAAGCGCAAATGCGACTTGGGTGTTTGATGTGGCGACGCAAGCGTGGCATGAACGCGCAGGGTTTGAAAACGGTGACTTTACCCGCCATCGCTCGAATTGCCAAATGGCGTACAACAATGAAGTCATAGTAGGTGACTACCAGAACGGTAACATCTACTCTTTTGATCTGGATGTGTACGCTGACAATGGTCAAATCCAGAAGTGGCTACGCTCATGGCGCGCGCTGCCTACGGGTCAGAATAACCTGAAACGCACAACACAGCACTCAATGCAGTTAGATTGCGAGTCGGGTGTAGGTTTAAATGGTATTGATCAAACTGAAGGTGTTAAGTGGTTTTTTTACACTTCTAGTGGAGATCAACTTGTAACCACTAGCGGTGATTTGCTAATGTTTTCGCCGCCCTTTGTACAGGGCGCTAATCCACAAGCTATGCTGCGCTGGTCAGATGATGGTGGTCACACATACTCTAACGAGCATTGGAAGTCTCTTGGCAAGATCGGCGTATTCCAACGTCGTGTGATCTGGCGCAGGCTCGGCATGACTTTGAAGTTGCGGGATCGGGTGTACGAAGTGTCAGGTACTGATCCGGTCAAAATTGCTATTGTCGGCGCTGAACTAATACTGAGTCCTACAAATGCCTGATATTACCCAAATCATGCCCCCAAGGGTGCCGCTTGTAGATCAGCGCACGGGGCTAATTTCGCGGGAATGGTATCGGTTCTTTTTTAATCAGTTTGAGAAAGTAGGTAGCAGCGCTGCGTCTTTAGAAGATTTGCAACTTGGACCAGTTGCAACAGACACCTTTGCTTTTGAAATAGCTAAAGACATTACGCAGTTTGCTATTCAACCGGCACAAGATGGCGTTGTTGATCAGATTGCAGAGATGCAAAAGCAGATCCAAGCGGCAGAACTTAGTTCTGAGGGCGCTCTCATGGCGCTACAGGCGCAGTTAGCCAACTTATTTGCCGACGTGCAAGGGTTAGCGCTATCGCCTCCTGTGACGCCTCAGTTAAAACGGGCACGGTACGGGTCGTTTTACGATACCACCACGCAGTTAGGCACAACCATTAACACGGCTAAAGCTATTACGTTTAACACGACTGATCTCAGCAACGGGGTGTACCTTGGTACGCCGACCTCACGGGTATACGTCGATACGCCAGGGATTTACAACTACGATATGTCGTTTCAGCTAGATAAGACTAGCGGCGGCGTAGGTAACTTTTACATTTGGTTCAGACTTAACGGCGTGGATGTTGCCAACAGCGCTAGTTATATAAGAATTCAAGGCAATAACGCTGAGATATTTTCCTCGTTAAATTACTTTTTTGACTTAAACGCAGGGGATTATGTTGAAATAATGTTTTCGGTTTCGGATCTTAGTGTTGAAGTTGCGGCCTTTGCTGCTGCTGCACCTGTCCCAGCCATACCCTCTATCATTCTGACCGTTGCAAATAATATCGAAGGAGCATCAACATGACCGTAACCGTAAAGGTACTTGTACCGGCAAAGACTGCTGAAAACGCCCAGACAACGCAATATACCGCAACTGGTGTGACTGCGCTGATTGACAAGTTTACCGCAACCAACTATAGCGGTTCGGCTGCCACCATCAGTGTGAACTTGGTAACTGCGGCGGGATCAGCCGGTAACGACAACTTAATTGTCAAGACCAAGACCTTGCAGCCATCCGAGACGTATACGTTTCCTGAATTGGTGGGCGCAGCGCTTATGCCCAGTGGCTTCATCTCGACCTTGGCAGGAACAGCTTCTGCGGTTAACATTCGTGTGTCGGGTCGAGAGATTACATGAACGTAACGTACAGCGGCGTTTTAGCTCCTTCTGTTAGAAAACAGGTGGAAGCACTTCAGGCGGAGATGTTAAAATTTCCTCAGTTTGAGCCGCCTACCGAACATATGTTTCATGGTGGCATGTACTGTCGTCAGGTTTCTATTCCCGCAGGCTGTACTATAGTAGGTAAGAAACATAAGCAAGATCATTTCTTTATGGTTATGTCTGGCGAAGTGCGTATTGTTGATGATGGCGAAGCGCAAACGATTCAAGCGCCCATGTTAATAAAATGCGTTGCAGGCGTAAAACGTGCTATCTACGCAATGACTGATACTGTTTTTATGACTTTTCATGCAACTGACGCAGTAACTGTTGAGCAGGCTGAGGAAACTTTAGTTGAGTTTGACGCAAGCAGCCCGTTTATTTTGGGCAATAAAATTGAGGTTAAATTATGTCATTCATAGCCGCTGGTACTATTGCTGTCGCCACTATAGGCAGTTCTTTAATTTCGTCTAGCGCAGCGAGTAAAGCTTCTAATGTTCAAGCTGAATCAACAGAACGCGCTGCTCAACTGCAAAACGAGCAATTCTTAAAAGGCATCGAACTGCAAGAGCCGTTTCGCCAAGGCGGGTTGCAAGGTCAAAATAAACTGCTGACTTATCTTGGTCTTGGTGGCACAGCGCAATACGACGACACTGCGTATAACAAAGCACTTGCTGATTACAACGCAAGTCTTTCTAGACTTGATCCGTCGCAGTTTACAACGGGTGGTGGTGGTGGTGGCTATTACACTAGTGGCAGCGGCGAGTCTGATCAAATCCCAGTTTACCAAGAAGGAACTGGCGGCACGTTTGACCAAGCGGGTTACGATAAAGCGCGGGCAGGGATTGTTGCGCCTGATCGTGAACAGTTTAAACTTACTGGCGGCGATGTTAACGATCCAAATTTTGGTAAATACGCTACGGCTGAGTACACGCCTGAGATGTTTGCCAAGGGTATAGACCCAGGCTATCAGTTCCGCCTTAAAGAAGGTATGCAAGGTCTTGAGCGCAGCGCTGCCGCCCGTGGTGGTTTGTTATCCGGTGGTACGCTCAAAGGCATTCAGCGTTACGGTCAGGACATGGCGTCGCAAGAATATCAAAACGCCTTCAACCGCTACCAAGCCGAGCGCACAGGCACGTTAAATCCGCTTCAATCAT